GAGATTAAATCTTGGATCATTAGGGTTTTTCAAACTACGTATTTGAAATAAACCAATGCTTTCGTCCCATTTGCTATCAACAAGATTTTCGTCACCAATGGCTTCAGGATCACCCATAGACTCTGCTAAAGCAATAGCAACCATAACCGGAACATCTTTTTCCGGTATACCTGCTCTACGCAAGATATCAATGATTTCTTCTCTAGTATATTGAGCCATTATTCACCCACTGTAAATTTGTCGTAAACAAGATCGTTAGATAAGAATCTATCATAAAGATCACTAAATCCAATATCTTGTTGTTTTAATTGTCCAACTGCTGCATCAAATGCTTGAGCAATTCTTATATTAGCTTTAGCACCTAAAGATTTAACTTTACGTTGTGATAATTCATCAGCAACTTGATCTCTTAATTGAAGATACAAAGCAACAGATTTCCAAGTAGGATTGTTTGCGTTTGCTTGCATAAACTTTTCGTCACTTAGAATTGCTTGAAGACCACGAATTACACGACCAGTTTTAGATCCGTCAGTATCCAACCAGTCATCACGCCAAGAAATATTTTCGGTACCAAGTTTGGTAATAAAATCATTACGCATTGCTGCAAGGTCTTTTGCTCTACGATCACGAACTGAACTTAAACCACGATCCATTAAAACTGGTTCAATTTGGGTAGACATAAACTGTCTGTATTTAACCCAACCCTTTGTTGCTTCATTTCGTCTTTGAACTTCAAAAGGATCTGAAGTACCACGAAATGTTTGCTTAGAACCAGGGGTAACTGGTGTAGCATATTGCCATTCGTAAGCTGCTTGGGAAAAATCGTAACCTGTAGGGTTATTTACTATCAAACCAATCAATGATGGTTCGGTTGCATAAAGTGTTGAAACAAGTTCTTTATTAGCTCTAGTAGCAGAAACGGCATCAACAGATGCTTGAACTCCACCAACATTTTGTGAAAGGCTAATTGCTAGATCAAAAAATTCTTCATGATCTTTTAAGAACATTTCATCAGCATCTTTACCAAATTTTCTTTGGTATTCACGCCACATATCCATGTGCATACGGTATGGTGAATCAAAACGTGGTGAAAAAGGAAGAACTAAGTTAGCAATAGTACGCATATTGTAAAATGCTTTAACCATTTTTTCAATCTCTTGTGGAGTTTTGTATGGTGTTCCATTTTCGCGTGCTTTATGTTGCTCAGTTGTCCAAATTAGTTGGTACATACGAGCAAATTCTGGGCTATCTTGACCTTGAGTCTTAACAATTTGACGTTTCATCCAAGTAGGAATCATAGCCATCACAGCATTACGTTCAGGACCAAAAGGTAAAGCCCATTTTAATGATTCTTCAAGTTCTGGTTTCTTTTTAACAATTGTAGAAGCTGGAATTGCTACATAAGGACCAACAGGTAGTTCAAAACCACCACCAAAAACAATATCCAAAGATCTTTTAGGTATACCCATTTGGTTTAATGAGTTAAGACCAGGAAGTTTTTGCAATGATTGTGGTACTTCTAACCAAATTGTTCCATCAGAACTTAATGCTTCTCGTTCAATAGGTTCGCCATCTCTATCTGTAACAAAACCTGCACGGTTAGGTGCTGTCCAAATAAGTTGTGCTCTGTTTAAGATTACTGGATTACGACCAACTAAGCGTGCCCAAGTTTTTATAGCATTTTCCTGAGCACCAAAAAATGGTGAAATCATACGAATAAAGGTTAAACCACCAAGATTACTCTTGCGAATAATTGTATAAAGAATTTTGTTAACTTCACGTACAGATTGAGTGTGAGCAGATTTCATTAATCTACCCATTTCAGCTGAAGTTAAAGCTCCACCTTTTAAGGCTTCACTTAGCATTACTCTTTGAGTAAAATCATTTCTGTAAAGAGTGTCGTATAATGGAAGTCTTGCCCATTTATCTTCAGGTATTGTGCCTAATACTTTAAATGCTTGATTAATCCATTTGTTAAACGATTTAGCAATATTTCTAGTATAGTCTTCTTCAAGTTTTCTACCAACTATTGGTGACAATGAATTTGTATCAGGAAACATTTTACGCAATTCATTTGGTGTAAAAACTTTACGTTTAATAATTCTGTCTACAAGTTCGTCTTTAAACGTTCCTTCAGGAATAAGGTTTTTAGTATTATTAACCATTACCTGAATGTACTCAGCAATATCATCAGAATCTAAACCCAAAGAAACAGGTGCATCTTTATTAACAGATAAAGGACTAAGTCTTTTAGCAGCAGCCTTACCCTCTGGTGTATTTCTTAACCAGTTTTCTGTTTGCTTAGCGGCCTTGTCCCAATCATTTGATAACTTATATTTACTTAACAAATACCTTGTTGTAGGTGAATTCATTAATATATCATTATGAGCTTTTGCAAATTCTTCGTAATAGTTTACCATGTCAGGGGTAATAGTTGCTTGACCAGTAAATTCTAAATCTTTCATCAATGCTGAAGAATAACCAGTTACCTGTGATTCATAAGTACCAGCATTGGAAACGTCTCTTACATTAAGTTCTGTGCCTAAGCCTCTAGAACCACGCGCAGTGTATGCTTCACCAAATTGACTTGGAATAATAATATCTTCTTGACCAATAGTTTTCTTTGTAATTGGTGCATCAATCTTTGCAATATCATCAACAATACTATTGTATTTTAATCTAAGATTTTCAAGTTCTGTTGTAAGGTTTTGTTTTTCACCATAATACAAAGAAGTATCAGGATCCCAATTTTGCAAATACTTAGCAGCGTGTTGTTCTTCTTGAGCCTTAAGGCTTGCTCTTAATTCGTCAGGAGTGTAAGATTCGCGATAAAATCTTTCTTTAGCTTCTTCAATAAATTCATTTTTTCTTACAGTACTTGGGTACCAGTCAACTTGAACATAACGAATTTTGCTTTTACCATCAGTAAATGCTATCTGTTCCCATTCGCCTTTACCAAAACCACCAGGGCTTAATTCTGCTTGAATAACACCTTGGGTATTAATTCCAAAATCATCAACTTTATCCACATAATCTGCACGACCACGTTTAATAATTGCTTCAATGTATTCTGGTCCACCAACTTGCCCAAGTGGTCCTTTACCTTCTAATCCATCAAGAATAACCTTTAATGGAAACAAACCTTTTTTCTTAAGTACACCTTCTTGAGCTGCACTTCTAGTATATGATAAAATTTCATTCATTTCATCAGAAACTGGATACTCTACAGTATCATAAAATTCTTTATCAACTTGTTTTAAAAATGTAGGGTTATTAACAAATCTTTCATTTTGTTTATCAATTATTTTTTGAACAGATTCATCATTACCAAATTTAACAATAAGTGATTCATCAACAGTGTATCCTTCAGCTTGAAACTCTGGGATTACTGGACCTGCTTCAACTTTAGCAATTTTGTCATCTAATGATTTAATATTAGATTCAATTTCACCAATTTGTTTACCAAGTTGTCTAGCTTCAACATCAATTCTATTTCTATAAGAAGATACTGTTTCTTTACCTCGCCAAACCTTAATGTTATCAACTAAGCGTCCAGGGATAGTTGAGGCATTAGTAATGAAATTACCTATACCTTTAGGTATGTTCTTTAAAGCAATCATTGGGCCATAAGCAGCCATAATACGAAGTTGTGAATCAACAGCGTTACGTGTGGTGTAACCAAGACGAAGTAAAACACCGACTTTAAACAAATCTTGCATAACATCAGCAAGATCAACAACGCTATCTTTAAGTGTTAAAGGACCTTTAAGAACAGATAAGTTATTTTGAATTGTTCTATCAAGAACATCAAAATCCATGATAGGCATATGGTTTGCTGTTTGTGATTCATATAAAGGAACCTTGATAAGGTCTCCGTTTTTATCTAAAGCATAAGCACGTTCTTTAAAAGATGCTAAAGCTGATTGTTTAGCGCGAGTATTACCATCAAAAATTTCTTTAGCACGCTCTGGAGATATTCCATGTTTTTGTGCTACTTTGTTTACAACTTCTTCTTCAAGTTTTAAAATAACAATAGAACGTTGCTCAGGTGTTGTTGCGGCAGAGTATTCTCTAACTATTCTACTCGCATCATCTGCACTAAAGCCTTCATAAATCATTTTACCTGCAGCGTCAACTTTTTGATTACCAATAACTTTACGAGCACGATTAACCGATGCAAGTATTTCTTGATATGAATCAGGGCTGTTTACGTTAGCAATGTATGCTGGTCTTTCACCTGCAGCCCAAGTCACGCGCGCGTATGCGCGATTCCAACGAGTTGGTTGAAAAAATTCTATTGTAGAAGAGCCGGGTTTTGGATTTCCAAGAAGTTTAGTTACTCTACCTTTGGCTATAAAATCTTCAAATCTTTTGTAGCGTTCTGACGTACCAAAAGTACGTGTAACCATTTTATCAGTTATGCCAACACCTTTTTGAGATGGAGATTCAAAAGTGTCAACAAACTTTTTAAAGAAATCATTGTTTAAGTAAAGATCATCATATTCAAATCCTGCTTCAGATAAAGCTTTTGGATTTGCGTTAATGTCTAATATTTGACCAGTTTGTGGATCAAATAAAGGAGCTATTACGTTTTTATCAGCTTCGCTAAGATTACCAAACATTTTATTCATAGCTGCAGCGTTAGAAGGACGTAATTTTTGTAAATCTGTAAGTGCTGTTTGATCACCAAGAGCAGCACGCATAGTAAATGCTACTTCGTCATCTGTTTTAGCTGTGCCTAACAAATACGCAAGAGTTGCTGGATCATCTGATGATTTAACAAAATCTGTTGAATATGCGTATCCTATACCATTATCACGATAATTTTGGATAGGAGTTGAGTATTTATTAACTACACCTTCAACACCTTCACGTAAAGCAACTTGTGCTTCTTTAGCTAATCCAATTTCATTTTGAACTGCTACAAATAGTTCATCTGGATTTTTAAATCTTTTAAAAGAACTAATTCCTGCTTCGCCTAAACGAACACCTTTAGCAACTTTACCACCGACAAGGGTTACGTCACCAAAAAGTTGTGCAGTAAAATCAAAACTACCAGAAGCAAGACGACCAAATGCTGATTGTTTAAAAACTTTGTCGCGTTCTTCTTTGTTAAAAATATCAAATTCATTAAAAAGGTTAGCACCTTTTGATTCATCAACAAAAGCGCTACGAGTAAAGGTATTACTAAAAATGTTAGCAGCAAGTGATTGACCAAGTGAAACTTCGTTTCTAGCTTCCCAAGCCTTTTCCCAAGCTGCGCTAAAATCAACATCATTATTACGCATTTCCCAGATAGCTAAAGAAGCTGTACCTAAAGGCTGGCGAATAACGGTTCTATTTATAGCATCAATGTCTGACAGTAAATTACCAATTGGACGACCAACAGATTTAACAAAGTTGCCAACAGAGTTTTTTAAAGTATTAGCAACACCATTAAATTCTTCGGCATCATTAAAAGGAGATGTGGCAACATCCCATACAAGTTTAACGGGGGATAAAACCGCACCACCAAGATTTTTACCGAGCCTTGTTATTCGTTCGTTAAAACCCAAACGCTCGTTTAAATCAATCAAATTTGGTCCCTGAGTTTTCTAATAATCATACGTGTCATGTTTGATGTATTAGGATTTGCTGCAATAGTTAACAAAGCTGGCATATAAGCGGCAATTTGCGCTGCATAAGCATCATCTGCTGCTTGATCGCGACTGCCTAAACCTAAAGCATCCATACCTACGCCTGGTCCAAAATCAGCCCCGTCAGTAACTGGAATATTTGGCATTGAGGTTGGTGCATTCATTGGTACAACTGATTGTGAGGCTGCGGCTGATGCGAGGCCCGAAGGCATACTTGATTGTTCAATACTCGGAGCCGCAGCCAAAGGAGCAGATTGTTGTGTTTCCATCAACGCCTGTCCTTCTCCATATGGGAGACCTGGGACATATTTGGCTGCTTGTGCTGCGTTTCCGCTTTGACCATTACCACCACGTGCAGAAACATTCATAGGATTGTTTTGCGGTGCAGTTGGTCTCATTCCACCTCTTGCCATTTATATACGTCCTTAAATTAATTGTTTATTTTCCAGCGCGTTTTGGTGCTGAAGTACCACGTGTACCAGATGGTTGTTTGCCAAACATAATTGTTGACGCACCTGGTTTTGCAATACTTGGAACACCAGATTTTTTAACTGGTTGTTCGTATGCTTTTCCAGCAGAACCTTGGTTTGCTGGCTTCTTTCCGCCACTAAATGACTTCATTTCTTTCCTTTTCTTAGCCCGCAGGGACCATTCTTGAGACACTAGAAGATAGTGTCGGCTTGCCACCACCGGTAAGTCCGGCGAGCAAACTTTGTATTGGTGGACGACCACCTTGTCCCACTTGTCCTGGCACCACGCCACGTGGACCACCAGTTATTGCACTTAATCCTGAAGCACCACCAGAGGGAGCCTCACCTGCGGAACCGGGGACGGGTTGTTCCATACCAGGGGCTGCAGCCTCAGCAGAAGGTGGCGCTTGAGGGGCAAACGCTTCCGCGATTACCTGCTCTATAGGTTGACCTTTTTGTCTACCAGCGATAACTGTTGCAATACGTGAAAGAATCTCACCAGGATCTTGTCCTTGTGTTGCAAGTGAAGGGATAGCTTGTGCGTATCCACTTATTGCTGCAACAAGAGAGTCGCGTAATTTTTCTATTTCAATCTTTTGTTCTTCTTGTGTAACGTTGATTTCCCAAGGCATCTGACGGCGGAGGAAGTCGCGGGAAATTAATTGGTCTCCGCGCGCTTGGAGTCCGAATACCAAAGCCTGGTTGGGGTTTAATCCGGCCATCAGTCCATAGGTGATATCAACCGTGTAATCCCCATCAATATCCTTGTTGGGGGTGTAGGTGATTTCATACGGTGCGCCAGCATCTACGCCGCGTACCGTCTTCTCGGTATTACCGAAAAGTTTTTCGTCCATCTCAAAGCAAAGTTCAAATACTTTTTTCAATGCTTCGGCAAGAACTGATTGAGCAGTTTTAACTTGTGTATCAAAACCACCCATAAGAGCTTCAACGCCACGACCAGTAACAATAGAACCTTGGCTTACGCCTTGTCTACCTTCTGGGTAACGTGAACCCATACGCATTTCTTGATCAAGAATTTGTGATTCTGCAAATAATCCAGGAGGCACATTTAAATCAACACGTCTAATCTTTTCTGGAGATGCAGAACGTATAGTTGCGTCAGGTCCCATTTCAAGGACGTTAACATCTGCAGGCAAAGCAAAAGGTGCCTGAACAGATTTTTGTGCCGCCTCAAGTTGTAAAGTAGCAAAACGGGCACGGGCTACTTGAACCCAAAGAACATCATCAAACTGTCCACGTTGTTGCTCATCAGAGTCAACACCTGGTCGGACAGCAAAAATAACATTAAGTTTACCAAGAGGATTCTTGGCGCGTTGTAAAATGTAATTAGCACGTTCTGGTAGGAAAAGAACTGTTTCATCTTTGTCCATATAGCGCACAAGTTGAATAGGGCGCATAGAACCACGTTGTTCAAACTTACCAAGAATAACTGATTCGTATTCTGGAAAATCGTTAACTAGATCTTGTGCAGCTTTAATGTAAAGTTTTGTGTAAGAAAGCAAACGACCAAAACGATCAAACTCAGGATAAGAGTTAATAGGATTGTCAATACGAATACGAGGAGTTTTATTTTCGTAATCAGCTTCAACAATAAAAGGTAGGGCACCAAAAGTAACATAACGGTCAGCACCGGTAAACATTTCAACCTGTAGGCGTGAAGTGTCTCTATAGCCGGCTGCAATCATTGTACGCTTGTCGGCACGGGTACGTGCTCTATCTGATACAGCATTAGTTGCTGAACAGTTAATAGCAGGCAGTGGTGCAATTACTTCAGCAATGTCGCGTGCAGCAACGTCAATAAAGTTTGCCACCATTGGCTTAGGGTATTCTGCTGGAAACAAACCAGGGAATACTTGGTTTATGTTTCCTTTACGTACTTCAAGTACGTCACCCCAACGAGCGTCACGATTTGCGTAACGTTGTTTCAGTTGTTGATAGGCGTTAGCAATATCTTCAATCTTGCGTGCCACTAGACTCCTAATTTAATATTAATACCAGCCAGCATTGGCTAATCGTTGTTTCCTTGCATATTCTTCTAAATCCACCACTTGGCGTTTAGCCAAATCAATAGGTGTAGCAAAAGGGTTACGAACCCAAGTTTTGCCATAACTACCTTGCTGATTTACATAATCCCTTAATTGGGTTTCAGCGAACCACAAAGCCATAGGTCCATCCTGTTTATTTTTAGTACCAGGAGACCAAGTAATTAATTGTTCAATAAGAGCTTTAACGCCCTCTGACTCGGCGCGAGGGAACTCAATAAGATTATTCTTAGCAGGCTTACCATCAGGACCAAAGGTACCAAAAAGAGTATTAAGAGAAGCCACACCATATTCAAGATCCATCTTGTTAGAACCCGTGTAGTGTTGAACAAGCCTGATGCCCCGTGATTGTAAGAAAGCATTAATCTCTTCATCCTGTGTCAAGAATAATTGAAAAGCATTTTTCTCAATAACCCAAACAGCTGGTTTATATTTTTCAGTCCAAGTAAAAATTATTTCACGAATACGTTGAGGTGTAGGAGCAGGCATACGGGAAGCATCTAAAAGATAACGCTTCTTGGTACTTCTGTCACCAGTAATAGCCACAGTAAAAGTATCACCTGACATAGCAGGGTCCATAGCACAAACAGTATAAAAGCCTGTAACGTCAGCAGGATAGCCAGGAGCACCCGCAACAAGCGGACCACACCCACGCATACCATTAGCTGCAGCACGAACCAGTTCTGGTGCAAACACAGACTCAGATTCAACATCTTGCTGTTGATAAACCATAGCCCACGTTTTAGAATCCAAAACGCTACGGCGCTGTTTTAGTCTAGTTCCATCCCATCTAGGGAAGAAACCGTCTTCATCAGGATCCAAAGGATCCCCAGGCCAAGGCACATTAGACCTAGGCCAAAGAGTAACCCAATTTTCAGGTTTTTCATCAAACTCCAAAACAGCCGGCATAGCTAAATAAGTCCAAGGACTCTTAGCTTCCGGATAACGATCAGGATTACGCAATTCTCGGTACATGTCAATTGGATCAACACGGGTACCAACAATAAGAAGTTTACCAGTAGGACCAATACGAGTCAAGACTTCTTGTTGAATCCATCTTATCTGTTTATCGTACTCGCCTGCATTAGACAAAGTAACACAGTCGTCAAGAATAATAAGGTCAGCGCGAGCACCGTAGATTTGCCCACCAATACCCAAAGCCTGGAGAGTAGGATCTTTTTCGCCTGACTCACGTTCAATATAAATCGCATCCTGTGTCCACTTATCAGCAGTAGCCTTAAAGCCATCAGCAGGTGCAAACCTTCTTTGAAGGTCAATATAAAACGGCGAAGTAAGTCTTTGCTTAACAGCATACAAAAATTCCTTAGCCATAGTCTGTGTCTTAGACACAACCTTGATACGAACAGTTGGGTCAACACAAATACGGTACGTAATATAATCAATAGACACTGTCATTGACTTGGCATGCTCAGGTGGCATATTCACCAAAACATAATTTGTAACACCCTGCTCAAACATCATAGAAGGGTGAACCCAAGACAGTTCTTTGTTTTCAATCAAATCAATAATATTTTGCTGGTGGGGGAAAGTCTCAGACTTCATGAACTCTTTACGAAAGTCCCTGAACGTCATAGCTTTATCTTCATCAGAGATATTGCCAGCACGGGCTTTCAAAGCCCTAACCAGCTGAACCTGTTTCTTAAAATCAGGGTCAGACTCGGTGTAATAATAAAAAGTTTTACTAGACTTACCAACAGCGCCGCAGGCATCCTCAACAGAGAAACCAGCTTGGATCAATTCTAAAAGCCTGGACTTAGCATCACTGGCATTAAGTTTAGCACCAGGTTTCAACCGAAGGTGCAAAGAATCTGTGGGTTTAACCGGTTTCAAAATAGATACTCCTCTGGCCAATATACTAGGTATATACCGGTAAAAAAAATTATAAAACCTAGGTACCGGGAGCGAACCGAAGTTAATGAGTGAGCGACCTCGTTTTACTCGTCGCTCTGAGCGTAGCCCCAAGCGAAGCGAAGAGCTTTCGGCCTAAAGGCCTCAAGCCGGTAGAGGGGCGGGGCTTTTAAAAGCCCCTCTACTATATATAAGGCTGCAAGTTGTAGATTTCTTGCACACCATGTTTGACCTGCGAAAACACGACCCCCAGGTTTAGAAAAAATATTGCACTAGAGACTATTGACTATAAGTAGCTCCGGTTTAATAACCCCGGGTCAGTCCTTACCCTCCTATTAGGACTTGGTTGTGGGTGTGCCAACCCATCTAATCGTGTGCTTCGCACACTCATTTATTAAGAGAGG